CCCCGTCCTGCAGCAACTGGACGGCCCGACGTGGATGTATCTCGCGGAGTTACTGAGGGGCGCCCTGCAAGAGAGGAACTGCAGCCCGTTGCACTAGAAGTACAAGCTGAACTGCGGGCTTTAGCGCATAGCAATGCTTACGACGCAGTCTTCGGCCCAGACGGCCGCCCCGAAGTTGCGCGACTCGACCCAGACCCAATTCAAGCGTACCGGAAAGACGTAGCTAACCTTCTGCGGACTATTGAAATACCCGACTCCGCGATACGGGAAGCGGAACGTCTTTATGACCAGTATGTTGAAAAAGCCGTACAAACCAAAAATATTGCTGTATCAAACGCAGATGCGGCGGTCGACCAGAATGCGGATGTAGAAGATTATTTCGTCAATGTTCAGGACACGCTGACTGACTACGGTATTCGTGAGCCCGAGCTTGTTCGGGAAGCTGAAAAGATATTCAGGGCCAGAGTAGCCAAGTACCAGAAGGATAAAAAAGCCGAAGAGGATGTGGCTAAAAAGTTTGGGGATCCCTCCCCGACGGAGGCTCGCACCGTTCAATCCGCGATAGAAGGCAAGGATCCGATTCAAGCTGCGCGATGGCTTGCAAAAAACGCCCCCGATGCTGACTACCGTCTAATTGCGTCGCGTGTAGCTGCGCAGCTTGAGGGGCTGCAAGAGGCGGGGCTGAAGTTCGATTTGAAGATCGCGCACGGGGGGGATTGGGGGCCTCTAGAGCCCCTAGAGCTTAACCGAGCGCGAGGGATTGTAGCGTCCAATTACACCAAGGGCGTCGGAACCAAGACTATTTGGCTCAACGGAGCGGATCGCACTGGAAGAGTTGGGACTTCGTATGAAACCCTTCTTCATGAGTTGGTCCATGTTGCCACGCTGTCGGCAACTCGGCTGGGGAGTTGGAGGGTGTCCGAAAATAGCCCTCTAGCACAAGACGTGCGGGATCTTTACGCGGTTACTAAGGCTATCATACGCCATTACAATGCTCGTGTTGACGCCGACAAGTCGAGCCTTACCCCCTTTGAACGGCGGGTTTTTGAGAGAAGGGTAAACGCACTAGAAGACGTGGACGAGGTATTGACTTGGGCGCTAACAAACCGGGATATGCAGCAGTGGTTGGAGACGATACCGTACAAGGGTAAGTCCCTGTGGACGCGGTTTGTTGAGGCTATTCGTAACTTTCTTGGTTTGCCTGCCCGTGCGGATACCGCTCTTGCTGAAGTGTTGCGGGTTGGGGATAAGCTCCTTGATGTCTCTCCGAAAGAACTTGCAACACTCGCTGGGCGTGCCGGTACTGCACTACAGGTTCAAGAGGTTCGGGCGCAAGTTGCCTCCACCGGCGATCCCAATCTTGACCGGCTTAACCAGCAACGTATTGAGCAGGTTACCCGCGATGGCGACCGCCCGTTCATGGAACGGCTGCTTAAAACCTTCACTGACCTTAACGCGTTTAAGAACTTCGCCAAGAAGTTCGCGGTCAGCGTTGTCGACAACATGTATGTAGCGAAGCGAATTCTTTCTGAAGCGGGGCAATGGGAGTCTGTCTTTCATATGGCATTTGCCTCTCGTGCGGGGGATATCGCAGCCACGTCTCTCATGGCTGGGCCGATACGGCTTCAGACGCTTGGCGGGGGGCGCGGCATTCAGACGTTCAAGGTCACGCAAGGCACGTCCATGAAAGAGGTACTTGACTCTCTTATGGGGATTGCAAACTCCCTTCAATCCGGAACCATTGAGCAACGGTTCGCCGCAGCCAATGCAATGTTCGACAACTACACTATCGTGGAGCGGTTTAACAGTCTATCTGCGGCACAAAAAGCGATGTACAAAATTCCGAGGACCACCTTCGACGCCGCTCGGGAAGCAAAACGCCTGTACGGCCCGCAGTTGCGCGCTGCTCTCGACGCTTGGACGGAATACAAGAACGCGCTGCTTGACGCAAACCTCGCGGCGGGTAGGTTCAGTGCACAGGATGTTGCGGAGTGGAAGCAAGCTGCTGACTACGTGCCATGGCACCGGATATTGGACGACGCAAACCACGGGTACGAAACGAAGTCCTCCGCGAAAGCGTTCTTCTCCTCCACCCTGCAAGCCACGGGGCGGGTAAAGGAGCTTCTGGGTGGAGATATAGATCAGCGTCCGATTGGATCGGTGTTTCAGAATATGCAGAGCCTCGCCTTCTGGCTCTCCACGAGCGCGATCAAGAACCATGCAGCCGTCAAGGTTGCGGATGTACTGGGCTCTGCTGCGTTCAACGGCAAACAAGTCGGTTCCGCGACAGCCCCGGGGGTGGACAAGAACAAAGTCATTAAGGTCTACAAGAACGGGAAGGAGACGTTCTACGAACTGGACGACCCGCTCGCAGCGACCGCGTTTATGCCGATCATTGAAGAGACCACCCCCATACTAGAAGCTCTCAGCAAAGCAACCCAACTCGTGCGCAAAGGCACGACACTGATGCCGGGGTTTACTGTTAACCAGCTTTTCCAAGACTCCCAACGTGTGCTGTTGTATAGCGGGGTCAACAACCCCTATCGTGTAGGGGCGTCGGTACTTGGGAACTTTGTCGGTGCCCTACGCGAAGACCCTGTTACCCAAGAACTGAACAAATACGGACTGCAGGGTCAGGTTGATTACATCTTCTCCGGGAAGTTTGGGGAGAAGAGCCGCGCCGCCGCGCAGCTTGCGCCGATGAACCCCGGGGTTCGCAAAGGAATTAACTACCTTGTAGGGAAGTTGGACCAGCTTTCCCATGCGTCAGATATGGCGCAACGGAAAGCCGTGTATGAGCAAACGATGAAAGAGACGAACGGCGACGAGGCCCTTGCGTTGTTCCGCGCCATTGAGATCATCAACTTTCAGAACCGAGGGGCGAGCAAACTTTCGTTTATCCTGCGGCAAAGCATCCCCTTCTTTAACGCCTATGTGCAAGGTATGAACGTCACGTATCGCGCCATGACGAAGGAAGGTATCACTGCGAAAGATCGGCAAACGGCGCTACGGCAGTTCTATTCTCTCGCTGCTAAGGTAGGAGCCTTCTCCCTTCTGTATGCGATGTTCGTTTCCGATGACGAAGAATACCAACGGATGTCGCCTAATGAGCAGATGCGGGGCTGGTTGCTGCCCGGTAGTCGGGAAAAGATGAAGGAGTTGACGGGGGTAGATATCGGACAGAACCTCAAGATCCCGGTGCCTATGGATGCTGCCGGGTTGCTGGCTAAGGGGTTGCCTGAACTTTTCTACAACTACCTCGCGACCGAAGGCACGGCGACCGAGATGGACAACCGCAAACTGCTTCGTGCAATGCGGGATGGGGTTGTAAACGCCGTGGCTCCTTCCGCACCAATCCCTCAAGCGGCGAAGCCGATTCTTGAACTGTTCGTCAACTACTCGTTCTTCTCGGGTCGCCCCATCGTTGGTAAAGGGCAGGAAAGCCTAGAATCGTTCCGGCAGTACACGGAAACGACGTCGGAGTTGGCTAAGGCAATCGGAGCGGCGACGAATATTTCCCCCATCAAGCTCGACTACTTCATCCGAGGTACGCTCGGGATGTTCGGCGGTACGTTGCTGCACTACGGTAGCGCCTTGTACGGATCTGCTTCCAAGGTCGAAGTACCGGAGTCTCGCCTGAGCGACAACCCCCAACTGCGTGCTTTCTTCAGCGGTCGTGAGGGGTCGGGGCTGCGTCAAGACTATTACGATCTGCGGGATAAAATCGATACGGTGAACCGCACGGTCAACGACATAATGCGGAAAACTCCCGACAAGCTGCAGGACTACTTGGAAGAGAACAAAGAACTCTACGCGCTGGCGGAGTTGGGGTTCACTGGCAAGATGGATAAATGGATCGCGATGTTCCGCAAGGCACGGCAAGCGGTGCTTTCCTCCGGTGTATCTGCTGAGGAAAAGCGAGCGCAGATTGCGGAATTGGAAAAACAGGAAGTAGAAATGTTTGCCCGGGCTAGCCTGCCACAGCTTCGCAAGTTCGCGGGGATGTAGACGTAAAAACCCCGGCATTGCGCCGGGGGTAGAAGGGCGAGGGGTCGACGCTTAATGGGTTCTCCATACACGCACACCAAGAATCCCTCGCTCTGCAACGGCTCGGACGATCACTCCCAAACCGAGACGGGAAGCTTCTTTGCGAAGCTCGCTAGACAGCCACGCTTGGTCAACACCGGGGACGAAAAAGGTCATTCCGACCTTAAGCTTCCCCCAAAGAATCGTGATCGGTATCCCGTGCGTGTGCAGCGCCGACGGGGGTGTCCTTGAAGAGTTGCGCGTCTGAGTCATCGAATACTAGCACATCTTCTGGTTGAGAAAAAGCCATCCCTTTGCCTAGCCGCATCTTACGCTCCCCGATGAATTTTTTCTCCGCCTTCAAATGTTTCAGGGTTTGTGCGTAGCTTGTCTGGCTCTCAGAACAATACTTCCTGAATACACTGCGCCGTACATAAATCATCCGCGTATCCGGCTCAAACCGAATGTGTAGTTTCTGGCGCGGTTCACGGATCGGAGCCTCAAGGCCCGGTACCTTGCGGGTTGTCGTGCTGTTAATGATAAGCGTATCGTTGACGTGGTCATTGATGAACGCGCCCAAGATCGTCGTGTGGCTGTTTTTAACCGCCTTCGCAGCAGTAGCACACCGGTCGATCAACTCCTTAACGATCCAGTCCACGACACGAGTGAAATCGTCGTCCGTAAAATCCAATACCCCCGCCTGCCGCGCCATGAGCCCCCCGGTAAGATGAGTGGCGACTAGCGAAGACCAGAATCGCTCCCGATTCCCGAGGTTTGCTTTGGTGTCAATGATGAGCCCCATACGGTCCAGCGTATCCTGCACGGTGCGTAGGTTCCGGATGATGTACTGTATGTAGATATCCCCCGCCCACCCGTAATTGGAATCCAGCAGCCCGAAAATCGCATCGGACTCGGTCTTTGTGTAATCGTTACCTTGGCACCACTCAAACTCTAGGAACCGCGACATCTCTCCATCTGGGGTACGCTTCTTGGTGTATAGCTTTTCTTCGATGAAGGAATTAGCCGTCACGTAGCAATTAGACCTCCATGTCGTCGTATTCAACCGCTCGATGTTGTTGCTGCCTTGCAGACGGTTGCCACCTCGCCCATGCAGATATTGATAGAGAAACTCCGACATATGCTCCGGGGTCTCGTTTGTGATTTCGTCAATCGTGGGCGAGATGTTCTGCATCGTGCCGATACGGTTTATACGGGACTTTGGCGTATCGTTTCGGATCAGGATCAATTCTTCCGGGTGCCCAAAAACACTGTTGATTGCCTTGAGCATCGTAGTCTTACCCGTGCCAGCCTGTTCGCTTACGAGACTCAGAACGCTCCCCTTCTTTTTGGCGAAGGGGGAAAGCGGTGAAGCAAACCCACCGAATAACGTGAACAGATGCAGTTCCATACCGGGGCGGTTGTAGTGCGACACCGCTTCTTTCCACTTCTCCAACGTACCTTCTTGCCGAAAAAACTTCACAAGTTCAATCGTCACGGAAGACGGCGGGCTGTAACTGATTTCGGTTGCCGTGATGCAGCGATCACCTATGATGAATGCCGAGTAGTTGTCCGCCCAACCAAACTGTAGCCGCGATTTTCTCGCTTTTGATCGGTTCTGAAAGGTTTTGATTGCCCGACTAGAGTACACAGTTAAAGCCTCCATCTGTTTCTTAAGCGCACTGATACCTTCTTTAGCAAGTCGTTTAGCGAAGGTGTCCTGTCCTACCATGTCCTGCATGGGCACCATGAACTCCCGCATACCGTCCTGTGGTAAGTGAACCCTGAATAGCGCGGACATGCCGCACACTGGGTCGTCGACCGTGTTGACGAGGTAGAAATCGTTCTCATACACCAACACATCTTCCGCCTCGCCTTCCTTGTTTTTACTACGGCAATAGATCCCTCCGTTTTTGCCGCGAAAGTAAGGCCAAGGATACTCAGGGATCTCATACGTCTTGGTCGGCTCTACGGCGTCTTGGACGATGTTGTCTTCTGGCGCTGCGGCTTCCGCGAGTCCCTTGCCTAAAACAATGGGCGATACAATCACACCCCGGTGCTTGCACCCATCACACCCGCTCGGGTTGTTTTTCCAGAACGTGTCGCACCTGTACGGGCCTTGGATGCGGGATGCTTTTTCCTCTGTCTCAGATGCGGAGTACTGCGGGTGCTTATTGGAGATAGCGTGGATCGCCTTGTCCCGGTCCTTGCAGTGCTGTGCAATCGATAACGCCGCCCGCCACAGCGGTTCGCTGGTATTCTCCTGATCCGTTACTGCCAACAGAAGTTGATTGCACCCATCCCCCGCCAAGCTCTTTTTTAGTATGTCCCGGAAGTTAGAAGGCTTGTTAGCCAGAAGACTCTTTGTTGTATCGTCTAAGGGTGCTCGAAAGGTCTGGTCTGCAATAGACTCAGTAACGCCCAAAAGTCCCTTGAAGACATCGAATTCCGTTGCCGCCGCACTGTTTAGAACTTCGACTTTCAGCGGGTTAAGAGGGTTTTTGAAGTTCGACGAGCCTACGGCCCGCAATACCCGCGCGGCATCTGCCGGTACGGCGGGGTCGATCTTCATGCCCTTGAGAAGGCAAACCGACTTAAATTTTTCCGCGACAGGCTTCCACTGATCGCGGGGTACTGCTGAAACTAACGGCCAATAGGCGTGTATGCCGCGCCCTGAGTTCACGACTATCGGACGAGGGAGCTTAAGCTCTTTCACCAACTGCTTCAGCGCGACAACTGCTTCGCCCTGAGTTGGGTAGTGCTTGTCGTCATCGACGGAATCATCACAATCCAGATCGAGAAAAAAAGATCTGATCTCGGCAACATTCGCTACGGTACGGTTGTCCGTCCGCTGGTAGCTGGCAACAGCGATGAAGGAGTTCAGCCCTTTCTCTTCCAAGGCGTCGACTGCTAGATCAACCTCCTGCTTGGTGGTGTGAAATGTCTGGCTATGTACCCGCTTACCTTGTAGCGCGAATACGCAATAATGCCCCTTTGGAGGTAGTACTACCTCCATAAACTCTTCTCGCGTTAGCATGGCTACTCTAGTTGGTCATCAGCAAGATGTGGTTGGGATAACTCCTTCAACCGCTGAACAAGTTCCTTTAACCTAGCCAGCCTCGCTCCGCTAGGAAGTGACCGGCCCGCCATCCAGTTATAGATCGTTGCGGGCGTGACTTCAAAACGCTCTGCAACCTCCTTGACAGAATAGTTGTGCGTAATACACAGGTGTCCTAGCTCTATGCCCAAACCGTCATTGTCGGGGTTGGAGCGTCGTGCGCGCATCTGACCGGAGAACGACGTATTTGCGTGGTCCATATTCATCTCCCAAACTAGGCGCGGCATACGCCGCGCCTAGACCTCTCAATTACTCGTCATCCCATTGGTCAAGGATGTCCTTGAGGTTTTTCTTGGGAGCCGCTTCCTCTTGCGGCTTTTTTGACTCCCGCTTTTTTGGCTCTTCCACTGCCTCTGCAGCGGGCTCGTCCTCACTCTCCTGCGCTACCGGCTTATCAAAAAGCTGTTCGAGAGGCGGGGCGGTGACTCCTCCCCCGCTATACGAGACAGTCACTGCGGACTTGGCTTCCGGGCTTTGTCCCTTATCTACGCAAGCACGATACTCAGACTCCGTCAGCGGGCGCACTGCCTTGAACGTGAGCTTAGGGGTTGCGCTATTCACGTCGAACCGCATCTCGGTCACCACTGCCGTGACGTTGACGTTGAAGCCCGCGAGGAACTGCACGTAGGCGTTGAGCGGCAGCTTGCCGTTGCCGCCTTTGCCGAATAGCGATGTAGCAGGTAGCGTAAGTTGGAAAATATCTCCTTCCAGATCGTTCTCCAGCACAACCGCCAACCGACGCGAGTAGCGACATGCACGGCTCTCGCCTTGCCCCGACCCCTTGATGTTCTGGGGGCATTGCGCGCAAGTCATACCCTGGGGCTTAGCAATACTTTTATCCGGGCGCTCGCCGTCCGGGGACCAGCACGCCGGGGTTACGTTCGTGACGCTGGGGTCATATGTATTGGCGTAATACGCCCTGGACGTTTTCGGTGCCGCGTTTATGATGACCATGTTCATCGACCGGTCTTCGTTCGCCGCAATCTCCTTACCGTCCACTACCATGCGGAATACTCCGCCACGGATCGAGATGCGCTTACCACCTCCACCTCCACCCCCAGACAAAAGGGATTTCGTCGTTTCGTCCAGCCCTTCGTTGCGCAGGTAATCAGGGATGCCATTCTTAAACAAAGTAACGTCGGTGCTCATTTAAGTCTCCTTATTTACGTCGAACGGTAATGTCGTACTTGCTATCAGCGTTAAGTCCGGGGGGTATCGCGTCTGGGTGCTCCTCTAAGAAAGTTTTCATATTCGTTTGGTGCAGCCGACGTTCTAGCAAGTCAAGAGCGCCGTATTCTACACAGAACTTATGCATGGACGTCCAATCCGATGTCCAGTAGCGGGTCTTCACCGTCCGGGTTACCGTACCGTGTGCCGTCTTAAGGCCCGTCGTACCTAGCGTATCGCAGAGGATAAGCAACTGCTTTTTAACGGTGTTGATATCCCCATCAAGTTCTGCCTCTGCAGTTTCATACGCCTTCCGCAATGCGTCCTTCTTTTCCCGCATCTTGAGATAGATACGGACTAATTTATCCACTGATTCTTGTTCTTCCATCATCATCTCCTAGCTCGTCTATTTCCTCTCGGTACAATTCAATCAACCGTTGGTGAACATCTATTTTGCCTTGCAACATCCGATACATTTTCTTCTCTACTTTACTTCCTTGCAAATGGACTATCGTGACCTTATTGACTTGCCCTGCGCGATGTACGCGAGCATTGGCTTGCAGATACGTCTCAACACTCATGACTGGGGACCAATACACCACGACGTTAGCAGCGTGGAGCGTGACTCCGTGCGATGCAGCCTGCGGTTGGATGACCAACACCCGAGGGTCCGGCTGAGTCTGGAAGCGGTTGAATATCTCGGTTCTCGCTCCGGCGGGTACTTTCCCATTGATGATCTCGGTGGTAATGCCTTTGGACTTAAGCCACTCCGCGACGATATTGAGGCTATGCGTAAAGGGGGCGAATACTAGAACTTTGTGACTCGCCTCGTCGATGACCTCCATAAGTGCCTGCAAGCGGTTGCTGCAATCGAAGTCAATGATTTCTTTGTTATCCGAATACGCTGCGCCGCTAGAGATTTGCAGGAGTTTTGTCAGTACAGTCGCAGCCGTTGGTGCAGATATCTCTTCCCCTGCGGTGCGTACAAGTTGCTCTTGCAGGAGAGCGTAGTAATACTTCTCTTGCTGCTTCGTCAACGGAACATCGCGAGTAACGTACATCATGTCTGGGAGATCCAGGCATTCTTCCTTGGAGAACCTAATCGCGGGTTGCAGCGCGTCAAACACAATATCCGTTGCTTCTGGGCGTGGCACCCACTTGAACCGGGTAAGCTGCGTCATGACTTGACTTCGGAACGACCCGTAAAACTTCGGCACCCCGGACGGATTGATAATCCGCGCCAGCCCATAAGCGTCACTCGGTTCTTGCGAGGCCGGTGTCCCTGTCAACATCCAGATCCATGTATGCGGGCGAATAATTCTGTTGAGGCTTTTCCACCGAGTCGTGTGGATGTTCTTGTAGTAGTTCGCCTCATCTACGATGATTAAATCGAACCTGCCATCCTCTAGTACTGCATCACCAATCAGCGCCACTCCCTCGTAGTTTGTAATGACGAACTCAACGTCGCTTCGCACCACTCGCCGACGGTTCTCGGCTCTTGTGCTATGCGCTACCTCACAGGTACGGTGCATCGCAAACTTAAACACATCCGCTTGCCACGCCGACCCCATGATGGATACCGGGCACACTACCAGCACGCGCCGAATCTGGTTCTGCTTCATGAGGTAGTCTGCGGCCCAGATGCAGCTTGCCGTCTTCCCTGTCCCTTGGGCGTTGAAGCAAAATGCCCGGCGGTGCAAGGTAAGAAACTCAGCCGTTGTGACTTGGTGCGCAAACGGTTGGTACAGCCCCGGCCAATCGTAGGACTTGCGGATTGGGGAGGGGACGTTCTTGATCTTCATGTTCTTGAGGATCTGTGCTTCCTCAAGCCCCCATCGGACCACAACATCATGGTCGCCCACTTGCGCACTGGTAGGAATGATCTGCGTGATCTTATGGGGGTCGCGAACACGCAGGCGTAATGCCTTGTTTTCGATGATTTGCATGGTATAGGGTTAAAGACGCCTACGAAGCGAAGTGCTGCTTTGCACTCGCTTCATGTTTGTAAAAAATTTTACTGCTGTTCTTTACTGCTTGCTGCGAACGACGAATAATTCTCCACCCACAATATGCGGGCGTCAACAACTATTTTTTCGGCGCGTTCCGCTTTACGGAATGATCCGAGTTACGGCTGAAGGATCGGTTGCTGCTTGGACTGCGCAGGCGCAAATTACCCGCAGAGTTCGATCCCCCCTTAGACAAAGGTACGCTATGGTCAATGTCCTTGCCCTTGCGGGCAATGCCTTTAGCATCCATCATCCGACGGGCAGCGGCTCGCTTCGCGCGTGTTGGATTCTCGTTGCGCTCTTGCTGCTGGGCGTATTCTTTTTTGTACGGGCGTGGCTTGTTAACGTATGGCATCACACTTCCCTCCCATTAAACTTACAGTTCGTGACGGGGCACCACCGACGGCAGGTAAAGTTCTGCCGGGGGTTCCACACATTCTCCGCATGTGCTGCTTCAAGTCGCGTAGCTTCCTCCAGCCACCGCTTCCACAGCGTTTCGGATTCTTCGCGCTTGTACTGCGCCTTAACCAAGCCAGTATCGACAACAAACAACAAGGCAGCTTTGATCGTCTGCACTTCGGGATGGTGCTTGAACACGGCAAGCGAGAGAATTTCAAGCTGCTTGGTGTCAGCGTATCGGCTCTTCCCACTCTTGTAGTCTAGGACTTTTGCTGTATCCCCGTCAACAACGAGCAAGTCGGCGATGCCCCGCCACCATACGTTTTTGTCGTAAAACTTGCACGGCTCAAGCTCCTTGGTAAGCCCCAACTTCTGCTCGCACATTATCTCCCCCGGCAGCACCCGCAACCGGTCAAGCGCCTCCTGCATATAGCCCAACGCCGGAGAGAGCGGCACTCCGTCCCGGACGTAGTCTTCAGCAGCTTTATGCACTTCCAACCCGTACCGAATCTGCGGGGAAGGGGGGTCAAAGGCATCCCTGGCAATACGAAGATGGTAATACTTCTTCGGGCATTGCTGGAATAGATTCAGGCTACTGTACGACCACTTAATCATTAACATTCTCCGTAGCTTCGCCCCATACCCGATTCGCAATTCAACGGCAACCCCGGTGCCCACTCCGGCACCCACCGCATGCAAGATTCGACGTAGGCTTGGGCTTCTTGTGCTTCCTCTTCGGGGGCGATACACGCAATTGCATCGTGCACAGTTAACACCACACGGTAGCGTTTAGCGATCCTCAACATCTGCTGTCCGATGACGACGCGGGCCAAATACTGGCAACAGTTATGGACAACGAAGGGGCCAAGTTTACCACGCACTACAAACCGATGCCGGGGGCCGGAGTTAATGATGTCGAAGACGGGATAGACTTGCGCTTCCTGACCGGTGCAGTTAGCAGTAGGTCGCGGGCGAGACGGTAGTATAGAGTGGACCGAGCGATCCCCGTTGTCTTGCTTAGTTCCATGATGTCCACTCTCAGAGAATTGCGTTTGTTGCGCGAATTCACCCGACGAGATACCCAGCGACAGTTCTCCGGAGAATACCCTTTGTTGTTGTCGCGCCGATCCAGATCCAACCCGTTTTGATACGTCGGCCCCATGTCGTCCCAAAAATTCTGAAACGACTTCTCCCAACGCTCGCATACCTTTATTCCCCGCCCCCCGTAATTCTTCCACGCCCGATGTGAGGGTAGCCGACACCGGTCCACCATAGACCTCCATACCGCGAACGCGGGGTGCCGACTCATGCCGTGAGTAATGTGGGGCTTCGCTTGTAGAGATTTGGTCAGGCATCCGCAATTCGGCGTCCATCCCCTCCGAGCGTACCGTGCTACTTCCTTCCCCTTGCGTATGACAAATGTCCCGCATTGGCAACGAAACTTCCACAGCCAATGCTTCCCGTCGCTTTTCTCCCGATTGATAGCAGTCAATGCCCCAAAGGTCTGGCCGGTAAGGTTCAGGGAGAGCTTCCGCTTTTTTCCATCCGTCATCGGTTAACACCTCGTGGTCGGGGGTCATATACACACCGTCGACAATAACACAATACTGGACAGATTTGAATACACTACCGCCATGAGAAACCCACTCTACCCCGTCGTGGACTTTATCTTCAAGGCGGACAGCCTCAATGGGGACCCATCCCCTAGAAGTAAGTACCTCGGTGCCTGCGGCCAGACAGTTTTCCGTGAATTTCCCTCCCCATATACCGGTCACTCCTGTGCGGGAAGTATATACGATTGCCTCGTTGCCTTTGGCGTCTCGTGTTCGTCGCAACTCGTGGTACCTGCGCGGGATGCCATTGGGGCCTAGCACTCCGAGAAGACCGTTGATCTGCATCACCCCCTCCCGCCCATATGGTGCCGACCGGCTATCGACCATGGCACGTAGCGCTGCATCCCCCTGTGCCCACAGGGCAGGGACGCGAGGGTAGGTTTCCCGGTAAGTGTCGATAATGTGCTTGGCCTCATCAAACGACATCTCGACGTTAGCCATCTGCATGAAAAGCTGAAACTTCTTAGCCCCCATGCCGTAGCCGCTACCGAGTAGCGTCGACTTTCCTATGAAGCGTTCAGACGAACTGATCTCCTCGGCGGGCTTCCTGTAGATTGCGGACGCCATGATTTTGTAAACGTCTTGCCCTGTGCGAAACGCTTCAACCAAATCCTCCTGCTCTGACAACCAAGCCAGTATCCGTGCTTCGATCTGGGAGGAATCCGCGTCTACGATGACGTACCCGGGCGGGGGTTTAATCGCGTGCTTCAGTGCGCCCGCATCTGCGCCCCGGGACGGAAGATTTTGGAGGTTTACCTTATCCAACCCTGCCCAACGAGCCGTCGGCGCACCGTAGTACTTCAGTGGCACAGGTAGATTGCCCCGCTGCGCGATACCCAGAAACCGCTGCGTGCGCGTCTCTTCCAATGTCGACTTCACTCCAAGCCGCGCGGAGACGAGGGCTTGTACTTCCGGGTTAGGGTGCGCAAGAAGCTCCTTCATCCCTTCATCGGTCTTGGCAAAGGCGTACGTCGTCTTGCCGGTTGTCGGACTGATCTTAGTCGGCGGGATAACCCCATGCTCTTGCAGGAGTTCAGCGAACTGCGGGTTACTCATAATCCGCTTGCGGACACTTTCCGGATCACCCCCCAGATTCGCTAGCAACTCTTCTTTGCGTGCCTGCACGTCGCTTAGGTGTTTTTCCAACAGAAACGCATCCAACTCCAGCACCGGCTCGGTGAACATCTTGAGGGTCTGGTCGATAAGCCGCAACTCGTCCCGAGGGTAGATGTCGATGAGGATCTGGAACAAGCCATACGTCAAAGCCACGTCATTGCGGCAATACTCTGCGTACCGGGCAAGCTCGTCGGGGGAAAAATCTAACCTGCGTTTGCTTCGCGCGTTGATGACTTCAGTGCCTTTGATTCCTAACCCGTAGTACCCCGCGAGCTTCTCCAGGCTTAACCCGACCTCCACCCCATGCACCGCCCGCGACATGCTCAAGGTGTCAGCAATAACTTTCGGGCGGGTATCGAACCGCCAACTTAGGATCGCGGCGTCGAACATGGCGTTATGCGCCACAAGCATCGCGTTTGCCCAGTCAAATTGTCGGCACCAGTTCCCTACTTCTTCGTGCGTGCCGGAGAACCATTCCGGCTTTCCGTCGTTAACCTGCGCGGCTACACCGATGACCTCGAATAGATCACTTCGGATGTACTCTTCTGTCGTCAGTTTGCTTAGTGAGTACTGTTGGTCGTAGTACGTCTCCATGTCCAGCGTGATGATGTCCACTGCTTCGCCCTTTGCTTAACGCGTACTTGAAGTCCCGCTTTATGTTTCGCACCGCTCTATAGTCGCTCGGAGTACGGCTCATGGTGATTGTCGCTCCACCGATGTGTTTGCCTTTGATGTGGTTGCGGTTAGCCTTAAATTTCCACCCTTCTTTCTCAGCGTCTTCCAGCAACCTCCGTAAATCCTTATTCGTCGTAATCATAGTCTTTCAACTTTACACCTAACCTTTTCGCGAGTCGAATCTGCACGTCCTTGTCGAAAGACTTAAAGATCGCTCGGTAAAAATTCATCGCCCGATCGGATCGAACCGCACTGCTATACGCAACTTCCTTTGATTGTGGGGATAGCTCGTAATGCAGTACGACGGCTTGAAACTCAAACATTCGATTCGTCGGGCGACGAGTCGTCATAGCAACGCTTCCTCTACCGGGTTATTTGCTTTGATCCACTTCGCTAGCTCTCTTGGTCGGACTCTTCCAAACGGCCAGCTTGGGTAAGGATCGCGGTGAGTCCATTTAGCATCGAGGCCAGCGTCCTTTTCGAATCCAGGTAGTCCCGATATTCCGTCTCCGGGATCTCCCATGTGTTGTACCTCTGCTTGCACTCCAGACATTCTCGTCGCCTCCACACAGCTTGGTTATCTTGATCGGACTCTGCGGGCCGGGAGTCAATAACCTTACTGCTCAAATGATCACACTCGTTCATCTCGGTGCACCCCCTAGCTCATGATCAAACGGCACCCGGAACCCGGCCGAGTTCTTGTGCCCTCCCCCACCATACTGTTTGGCAACTTCGCTTACATCGACCGCGCCGTTAGACCTAAGAGAGTACACCCGATGGGCGGGGGTATCGTAGTAGGATGCGGCGAAGAACTCCCCTGAACTTGCCATGGTGTTTCCTGCGTCGGACGCAAAGGTATACGGCAGATTCGCCACCGGTACGTTATACCCGCCGATTATTCGGCGGTGTTTGGTCTGCTTGAGAAGCTCCAACAGATCCTTCCGGTGCTTGCGCGCAATCGCCCGCCCCTCGGCTATCAACACATCCACGTCCGTCTTCATAAGCTCATCCCACACGGCGAAATCATAGGGGTGACTGAATAGATTGCTCTGGATCTCCCGGGTGTAGGGTAATGCGAAACGCCACAAGTCGTAATCCTCAATGTGGTTCAACAACGGGGGCGCATTGTCAAGCGTGCCATACATATATAGCCAAGCCAGCGTAGCACCTGAATGATCAAGGCTGGAATATGACCGCACCGCCCCGCATGTAATGAGTGGGTCAAGATCCCCCAGTGCCGTTTTATGGTGGTCAATCAGATAGACTTGGTTCGACGTGTTCACTATCTTTTCAACAACGTCCCGCTTATAACTAAAATCAAGTAAGAAGACGTCTTTCCCGACTGTGTCGGGAGGCGGCTCGTTGTACACCCCGGCGTGAAACTTGATTTGGGGAAAACACCCGTGCCTGCTAAAGACCCACGCAGCGGCGAAGCCGTCTGCGCAATTCCCATGGTAAATACAAAGCGGCTCCATTACACCCCTCTCCATACATTACTTAGGTTACGTTTATTTTCGCGATACCTACGAGACCGTTCTGCGGTGGTCAGTTTAGGATTCGGGGCATCCGAACCTTCGCCCCACGCGAACAAGCGAGATCCATGCTTCGTCCTTGGGGTTTTGACGTAACCCGTGATACGAACCAATCGCGCTGTGTGTAATACATACGCCCAATACCTTGCGCTTTGGTAGCTAACTCCGCCTATGCGCGACATTTCCCGCACCGTAAGCGGACGTTTAATTAACTCTTTCAAAACTGCCGCAAGTTGATCGTACGATACTCTTCCACTCATTATTTCACAGTCCTCCAGTCATGTTTTTTGAGCCACCCATCCGCAAATGCTTTGCTAGCTGCCGCTGACACTTGGTTTTCTAACCATACCTTTCGCTGTTCACGATGCCTTTTAACAATGTCATTTTGCATTGCCCTGTTGACGGCGCGCTTAGTTTTTTTCCATATTTTCATCGCTTGTGCATCATCCGCACCATTCCATAACGCCTCAGATACCGGTTGGAAATGCAAAGCAAGCCACGCCTGTGCATGATTTTTTAAGAACACATTCCCACCGCTTTTCAGTTTATGAAGTTCCTGTAAGGTCTCTTTAAGGTCTTTCCCGTTGTATTTTTGATACGTCCTAACGGCGTGGGCCATTTTCCCCTGCTTCCTCCAAACAGATAAAACGCATGTCATCCAGATATATTCATCAGCGTCCATCATGCCCCTAATAGCAGTATAAGAATCCCCAGGATTGAGACGGCGTAGATTACTGCCTCAACGCCAAACGAAGTCTCTCGGCTCAGTAACCGCTTTAATCTTGTCGCAAACATTACACACTCCCTCATGATAAGTTGCTAGATGGTCCATTGGTTGCTTGCCACCATATAGGTGCGCACACTCCATGCAGATCCACTCCACGTCGTCAACATTCAGCCGCGCCCTGTAAGTCGAACTGTAAATCATTCCTGCTCCTTCAAGTGTCGAATTCCTTCTGATAACCATGTGCGTGACTTACTGCCACTGTACTCAATGTACAGCGCCGCTTCTTCAATCGCGGCGTTGCGTGTCTCGCGTACGAACTTTTCAAGCGCCTTGGGGTTGAACGAATACAGGTGCTCTCGCCGTACCTCTGCATCATCACACGTCGTAACGGCGACGAGGTCTGACTTACCACCACACTTGAATACGCGTTCGAACTCTTCACGCTTCATAATCGGCTCGCTCCTATCCTTGGGTTTATTTTGCTCGTCGTTGTTCGTTCGCTACCCGTTTGAATGTAGCCTTGATGTCCGTCGCCGCCGACGGCGTATATACATGCCTATTCCCTTGATCAATTTTGTAGATATTCCGGCTACGCAAATACGCAACTGCCGCCGCGACCTTCTCTTGTAAATCACTCTCCATCATCTTCTCCTAGTACTTCAAGCAATTTTTCCAGGTAATGCATCGCCTTACCTACCTCGATCCCTACATTATCCTTGGCACCCATACGCATCAGGTACTTTAACGCGTTGCCCCTATAGAACCCGATCTGCTGTTCAGTAGGCCAAGTCGCAACGACATCCCAGGGCTCCACTGCCATTTCGATATAGTGGTCCCCACCTATTTGCTTGTTGTTTGCATCCACTTTGCGCAGTCCTCTTTTATGTCTTCCAACGGAGCTATAAGAAAAAATATCAGCCCAATGAATGAAGCCCCAACAATTACTATTTCAACCCAATCTCGTATTCTCTCGTATGTCATAGTCCACCGTTTAATCTACACCTTCATAATGTTAACGATCAATTACAACGAAGACAATACCGACCGTAGCGCTTCGACACCTTCTTCGTTAACCACAAGGGCCACTCCTCCTCTCGCTCTAATCCTGTCAAGCTCTCTTAGTTGCAGTGCGGTAGGCTTACTACCCCCCGCCTTGCATTCGATGGCAATGAATCTTCCCTTAAGGCAGGCAATGATGTCTGGAATGCCGGAGCGCCCGTAACCCCCCATGTTCGGAGGGAAATGGTACGCCCCGTACTCGTCTAGTAGCGCCTTGACCCGCGCCTTGACTTTACTTTCCGGGGTTGATGCCATAGTTAGAAATTGAACCGCTTCAATATATCGTCCACTTGCGTCTTAATCTCCTTACGCGCCCCGTCACTCTTGCGCAAGTCTTGCACGTCCAACCCAGACAATACCGATTCCAATTGCTTGCGGGCAATTTCCAACGCCGGGTCGTTCAATACATTGAGCCGAGACAACAACCCGCAAAGCTCCACAGCGTTGCCAAGCAAGGAGTCGCGGATGACTTTACGCTTGCCTTCGCCACGCTCGACCAGCTTCTCACTCATGTGAGTAAGGCATGTATGCAACCGCTGCCACAAGTCATTCGTCACGTTGCTGAGACGATTCGCATACGCCTTCTCATACTGGGCCTCCAACTCTTGACGCAACGTATCGTCTGTCTGAATCCGCCAGTCCCCTACTCCTGGCACAGGGGAGAATGTGCAGTGTAAGGCAAACTTGTTCGTGATGAGGTTGGGGTCCGGATACTCATCTCGGTTGAACAAGGCCCCCAACTGGAAAGCTTGCGCTGCGATCAACGTCGAATACTTGGCGCAGAACAAGTCAACCACCTCCTTGAACTTCTGTTCCCATTCAGCAAGCTCCTTCTTGTAGGCTAAGAAGTTTGGCAACGGCAACAACCGTTCGCCGCCATCCGACCAAGGCAATGTGTGCCGGGTATGCCAGAATCGAATCGCCTTCGATACCGAGATCACTGCCTCCAACTCAACGACCCCCGCAAACAGATTCTTGTTGTAGTTCCCCGCCCGGGTGCGGGTGCTCTTGGCGGCGTCTACCTCTTCGGATACCTGCCGGTCGAGCTTACGACCGGACCACACCGACATAGAAAGGTTTACCAACATGCTGTTATCGACAACACCCATGACTACTCTCCTTCGCTTTTGTTAGATTGCTCTGCTGCGTACAACAACTTCCCCATTGCGTAATCTGCTTCCGGAAGAAGCGTTATCTTAATTTCTGTAGAGTCTGTCGGGAGTACCCGTGGCTCTTGTTTGCGCATCTCGGAGTTCCACTTGTCATCGAACCGCTCGACCGTCTCCTTCGTAAGGGCCAGGAACAACTCGGTAGCCACCTTGGGATCTAGCACATACCGGTAATACCCGAGATGAAGAATCACTTTGTTACCTGCCTTATTCGTCGTACTCGTCATGTTAGTCTCCTATGTAGATCGTACGTCCAACCCCTGCGTTAATCTGTTTGTTTGTGAGGCACCACAACACCGGGCAGGGCCACGCTCCTCCCCAATCGTTGCCGACCTCACCATCCGACAACATCACCATGCACTCAAATCTCAGGGCTTTCTCTGATAGATACTGCGTGACACATGATGGGCGCGTACCACCTCCTCCTTTTGGTTTAGTGGATTGCGTCAACATCTCGTACATCCCATCCGAGTACTTCTCGTGTGCTGCAACCCGCGTATCCCAATACATCAAGTCGGTAACTTCAGGCTTGAGCAGGGTAGCAATCGCTGCAACTTCAGACAGGAAGCGGGTCAGAATTTTCCCGCTCACCGACCCAGATGTATCCACCCCTATGCCGATACGCCCAGTACGCTCGCTGACATACGATGGCAGGTAGATGTTGTTATGTAGCAACCGCCGGTTAGGTCTGCGCCACACGGCGAGGTCTTTGCCTGCGCAGTGGGAAGTGATGAAGTCCCGCAGCGCCTCGGACCAGTCGACCTTTGGGGTAAGTATCTCTCGCACCGCCCGGTCAAGTTCTCCCGCTTTGCTGCCCGCCAAGATAGTCCCCGATTGCAGCGCGCTTTGTACCTGCTCGGATAGTTCCTTCTGTTCCTCCGTGCTACGCTGCTGCGCTTGTTCCCATCCATGCTCGTCGAACCCACCGGGGGGCTCACCTCCCCCCTTCCCTTCTTGTTTGAGCTTACGGAATACCTCCCCTGCGTCCATCCCCTCATACTGCTCATCCAACGCACCCTGCGCGGGCATCTCGATGAACCCATCATCTGCGTCGGACTTGTATAGAAGGAGGTTGATGACGTAGTCGCAGGCAAGGTTCGCCAGTTTCGGATCCTCTTTCCACATCCACTGCCACGTAGTTAGATGTAGCAGCGCCTTGTGCATCGTCTCATGCAGGATGACGAATCGGGCCTCCGGATCAGATAGCCCGTCGATGAACTTCTTGCAATACCGCACGTTGAACCCGTCGGTATAGGCTGTTGATACTGGGCCTTCGTCGAATAGTGATGCTTCCCCCATCATGATGACACCACCTAAGCTGCGGTACTTTTGATGGGTAAGAAGCGACAGCGTTAACTTCTGCATCCGTTCTTCTGTCGTTAACATAACTGCCTCCTAGAAAAGCCATTGATTGTCGGTTGCCCACTTCACAAACGGGCGGCAACTAAGCGCGGCAGCGCGGGCGGGAGATGATAGAACATTCATGGCAAACAACCCTTGATATTCCTTTGGTAGACGGTTGCAGTATGTCATCCACGGGACCATGGTTTTCGCAGTCACCGATTGGATTGCGCTGAACACCGACACGAAGTTCGCTGCGAAGTCTTTGTAGTCAGGAACCTGCGCGGACCCGGGGGCAGCAATGATTGCATCCCATGACGGGAGCCGGTCGAACGTATCGGCGAATGACATGATGTCATTACCTGCGGACAATCCCACGCAACCCGCGATTGCAACACGTAGGGCGTTTGGCGACAGATCTGTTTTGCGCCACATTATGTCACTCGCGCGGTGCAAACTACGCCCCGACACGAACGCGTTACTGGGCTTATTCGGGTAGTTGATGTATGGATTGCCGTCACCGTCGCGGAACGACGCCATGCACCGGGGGAACCGCTTCACCCAAGCAACGATAACAGGGTGGATATTGTTATCCATAGCCCAGATAACCCACTCATCGGCGGTCGGCTTTCGGATCTCGCACACGGAACCACGATTGCGGAACTGCGCCTGTACGTGGTCCCCTAAGCCTTCCGCAGCGAGATTAGATGTAGCGAATACCCGGCTTCCCTTGGGCAGGGTGAACTCCCCTATCTTCTTCTCATGGAAGAGCCGCATGAACGAGTTCTGCACCGTGCGCGGGGCCTTGGCGATCTCGTCGATCATGAAGTTCACTGGCTTGCCGTGGTGGATATTAAGCAGCGCGTTCGGTGCGAACCGTGTGATTTTGATACCATTGATCTCTTCCACAAACGGGACGCCCGTCACGTCTGCGGTGTCAAATGTTGGTGCATCCGCGTATACGCAGATAGAGTCCGGCTCCCGCTTGGCAAGCTCGTAGAGCATCGCCGACTTGCCGATACCCATTTCGCCTAAAAACAAGTACGAGACATCCGTACCGGTGTGTTGGATTAGGTCTACTGCTTCGTTCAAAGATACTACATGGGTCGGTTTGATATCACTCATTTGCTTCTCCTTTTGGTTAAACATCACTACCACTAACAACCATTAGCTCTTTAGCGGCGAGCCGCGTCAGTATGTCTACTGGCGTCGTTTCATGCGTACGACTCTCGCCGTCGCCGTTGTCATAGCCGTAGCCGTAGCCGTAGCCGTTGCCGTCGCCGTCGCCGTCGCCGTAGCCGTCGCCGTTGCCGTCGCCGTCGCCGTTGCCGTTGCCGTTGCCGTCGCCGTAGCCGTT